ATGAAAATGAAAATGAAATTATCCTAGGTATATTCGCATATCTCTGATATTCAATTATTTACGTAAAATAGCTTTGTTTATGCGGTTATACGAACATAAATTTCTGTTTGTTTGGCACATTAAACGTGCCAAATATAATGGAATGTTCTAGTATGGTTCTAGTAAAAAAGTGAAGTATGGCAACATTTAAAGTAGTAGTATTTGACAAACGTTCTGATGGGTTTTATTCAGTTTTCATCCGTATTACTCAAAATCGGAAGAAAACTCATGTAAAGACCGACAAAGTGGTAAACGATAAGGGCGTAGTGAAGGGCACGAAAGAGGTGAAAGATTCTTTCGTGCTGGAGTCATGTATGGCTACCATCAACAAATGGGTAGAAAAGCTAAACAAGGTTGATAGTAAAGACTGGACAGTAATACAGGTAAGAGACTATCTTTTGAAATCAGATCAGGAACTGAGTTTTTCGGACTTTGCTCGGAGTTATATTAATTCATTATACGATGAGCTGCAAGAAGGTTCAATAAGGACTTATGCTAACTCATTACAAAGTTTGGAAAAGTTTGCAGGAAGTCAAAAGATTCTCTTTTCCCAGCTAACTGTTCCTTTTGTAAACTCATGGTTGGATAGTCTTTCTGGCTATCGCTCATGTAAGAGCACCTATCCGATATTTATTAAGAAAATATTCAAGGAGGCTTTGAAACGCTATAATGACTATGATTCAGACCAGATACTGATAAAAAACAACCCTTGGGAAAGAGTCAATATAGCTAAGAAGGATATAGCTAAGAAGAAAGCTATTACCATGGAAGAATGTCGGCAGTTGTTTGGCATTTTTACTGAGAATGGGAATCTGCAATTTACACTAGATGTCTGCAAAATGATATTGTGCCTAGCCGGTATCAATGTAGCAGACTTATATAAAATGCAGAAGACAGATTATTATGATGGCATCTTGCATTATGAGCGTAAGAAAACTAGGACTAAGAGAGCCGATAAAGCATACATAGAAATGAAGGTTCCTGATATGCTGTTGCCAACGATAGAGAAATATCTAGCCCCTAAAGATGATCCCTATCTTTTTACATTTCATAATAAGTATGCCAGTTCTCACTCTATGGACACGAACCTGGACTTCTTCTTGCGTAAGATATGCAAGGAACACTTAAATATGGAAGAGGGTTACTATAGCCCTTATACTTTTCGCCATACTTGGGCTACCATAGCGCAGAATGATCTGGGAGCCAGCTATGAAGAGATAGGCTTTGCTCTGAACCATATAAGTACCCACAAGATTACCATGGGCTATGTGAAACCTGATTTCTCCAGAGCATGGGAATTAAATGAGAAGGTAGTGGAGAAGATATTTTTCACTAATGACAAGAGCAAACGCCTGGAGGAGCATCATCTGCCTGTATTTGATAAGGTGGAAGAAACATTTGAGTTATCTGCTGATGGCTACTTCATGGGCGAGGTTGTGGCTCATGTGGATGGCAAGGGCTATCGGAACACAGATGAGATAATAGAGCAGCTCATGGCCAGCATAAATGATACTGTGCCTAAGAACTGCACGATACAGATCAAGGTGAAGAATATCACCAAGGACCAGACGAAGTACTTTGAACGAGTCAGGGACATAAAATAGCTATTTTGTGTTAATACAGATTAAAATTGACCCAATATAAGTTAAAACAGAGCGTTTTTGCTCGATAACCAAGTCAAGGGTAGTCTTCTCTAAAGTTGAAGAAAATTTAGAGAGGGCTACCCATTTTTTATAATTAGCCATTATTAACAATTTTGAGATTTTTGATGTTGATAGTGGTTTCTTGTTTCTCAAATTTCTCTTCCAACTGCATGAAAGATTCCTCCACAGATAAGTTTCTGGATTCATCATTATTGAAAGATACAGACTGGAGCTTAGGAGCCACGTATGGAAGGAACTTTGCCACCATCGCCAGACGTCCGGCAGGCTCTTTAATCTGCATGAGATCAGTGAAGAGGGAATACTTATTCTCATTGATGCCATTGATGTAGCCAGTAAGAGCATCACGGAGGCTTTCACGCACACTTTTGGTAACCTTATTAGGTGTTCCAGCCTTACGTCCGCCAGTCTTCTTCCTCTTTGGCTTCGGCTCATTATTATTGTCTTGTTTTACTGCCATATTCTATTGATTTTTAATGTTTACTGATAGTTTTCGGGTGCAAATATAGAAAAAAAATACGAAACTTGGTGTTCAAGTTGCGGAACTTATCACAGATAGGTAAGAAAAACGCATTACTTTTGAACAGTTTAAACATTAAAATTCGAATTTTATGGGAATTATTGGAAGTATTGCTGGTGGACTGACCTCTGCTGTAGGTGGTGCTCTAGCAGCTAAAGCAAGAAACAAGGGATATAATGATTATATCAACATGTTTCAAGACCGTATGCAACAGGTGAAGGATCATCGTGACAACTTGTATTATCAGGATCCTACTCAGTCAGCGGAGAATCAGGTAGCCGTGACCAATGCCCAGAAGGTATTGGATAATGCTACAGCAACCGCAAAGAACACCAATATTGTTAGTGGTGGATCTGATGAAGCGGTTGCGCTGAGTAAGCAGGCTGCCCAGGAGCAGGTGGGTAAGATGATGCAAGAGGCTGCTGTGCAAGGTGCTCAAAACAAAGAAAATGTGTGGACTACTGCTGATTCGCAGATAGACCAGATGACTAACTACATCGCCACTGCCAAGAAGGAGAAGGCTCTTTCGACTGCTCAGGGTATCACGGATGCAGCTGGTGGTTTGGCTGGAGCTGCAAGTAAATTGCCAATTTAAGGAAGGAGGTAATTATGGGATTTACATTAGATGATTTAACTTCTAAACGCCCGGCTACTGCCGTTACTCCTATTACTAATTTCCCTGATGATAATGCGGTGAAGCCTGAGGTTGCAGTATCAGTTCAGACAACTGATACAGAACCGGGAAAGGGTACAGCCATAGATACGACCGGTATTACTAAGAATGGTGGCAAGGAATCTTTTGCCCAGCAGCCAACCGAGGAAGTTACCAAGGTGGAGCCTAACCAGGGTATCAAGATTGACTGGAGTAGACCTTATAGCGAGATAGAACAGAATCCTATCTTGCAGCAGATGAAGCCTTATGACATTATGAGGGATTACCAGAAGAATGGTGATGGAAACTGGTCTACCTTCATGCCTTGGCTTTCTTCACTTGGTGATGCCGATAAAACTGTGGCTGCAAATGCAGCTCTGCAAAAGAAGGCAGAGAATCAAGCCAAATGGGAACAATGGGGAAATCTTTTCATGCACTTGGGTAACTTCTTTGGTACAGTTCAAGGTGCTCCATCGCAAAAAATAGAATCTGCACAAGAACTTACTGATCGCCAACGCAAGATAAGAGAGGCTACTGAGGCTCTTCGTGCCAAGGGATATAACCAGTTGATGGTGAATATTTATAAGGACCGTCAAGACAAACAGGCACAGATGCAGGCAGAGGCTGCTGCAAAGGCAAATGAGGCACTGGCTGCTTATCGTGGTTCACAGAAGAATCAGACGGATGCTCTTACTCCTGTAAAGGTTCAGACGGAGAAGGAGAGAGGCAATGCTGCTGCTGCACAGGCTGCACTTAGTACATCGAAGAAGGAAACTGAGGATGCTTTGAGAGGTAAGAAGGGAAAATTACTTGATGCTCAAACTAATAATGCCAATGCCGGAGCTGCTGATCATAATGCTAGCGTTAACGTTAAGGGAGCGCAAGTTAGGCATATTAATTCCCAAACAGAGGGACAGAATCAGAGGAATGCCAACCAGAAGGAGGCTGATGATTTCAACACCAGGTATGTGAACGACCCTGTTTTCAAGAAACATGTAAACCAGTGGGCCAAGAATAATGGTATGGCTATCGGTGGTAATGATGGCCGAGGTGGCACTTGGGCGAATGAAAAGAATCGCCAGCAGGCTTCTAGATGGGCAAAGGCTAAGATGAAGTTAGACCGGACTCCTCCTTCTCGTAGAGGTAGGGGTGGCAGTAAAGTACCTCCTTCACGTAGAGGCGGCAGTAAGGTTCCACCATCAAGGAGAAGAAAGTAACTGATTATTAATCAAAAAAATAAGATAAGGTATGTTTGACGAGCAAGACAGACAATATTTTTATAATGAGTTCAAGAACAATGGCTATGAAGTAGGTAGCTATGATGACTTTAAAAAGGACTTGAACAACGAGGAAGATCGTAACTGGTACTACAATGAGGCCAAGAACATGGGGTATGATGTGGGAACACAGGCAGACTTTGACAAGATGGTGCTGGAGCCAGCTCCATCTACTTCTGGTGGTGGTAAGCAGGTAGATGCTTCTGCTACGACTCAGAGTGTAGAGCAGAAGGCTTCTACCGAGACTAAGCCGCAGGTGGCTCAACCAGCAAAGAAGCAGGAAACAACAGACAAGGAGCCTGGTCTTATAGCAAAAGTTTTGGATATGATTCCTACTGATGTACAGACGAGCAACGGAACATATCAGCCATCACCAGAGATTCCTCAGCCGGTTGTAAAAGGTGAGGAAATGCCAGTGAAGGAAGAAACTTCTTCTTCATCATCAGCTAATGCGGCTTCTCCTGAATCTAAAGAGGCGGCTCCTGTTACGACTCCAACCGGTGTGGTGAATAATGAAAGCATGATGGATGCCAAACTTGCCAACTATCTGGAGAACTGGAAGCAGAGACCGGATAAGCAGAGTACTTACTTTGAGAATTTGGTTGCCGACTTGTTGGCTGATGGTACTGCCAATAGCAATGAGGAGGCTGTGAGCATAGTGAAGTCTGCTCTGGGCAGATATGCCAACCTTTCGGCTATGGACGTTACCAACCAGGTGGTATCTTCTTTGCCTGATGATACTGTGCAGGATGCTGAGAAGAGTATTGAAGCGCAATGGTATAGCCATGGCGTGCAGGATAAGTTGAAGCAGGAGGCATATAACATGGGTATCAGCTATGATGACTATGTGGGACTGTTCTTGAAGCCAGCTATGGTACAGAGTTTGGTTAACAAGTATGGTCCGAACTATCGTGACATCGCTGAGGGTATTGCTACACGCCTCTATTCGCATGATGAGAATGTACAGGACAGACTGATGAATCAGGACATCAATGATGCTCTTTCTAGTGTTATCAGTAAGTATGTGAATCCATCTGTAGTGGATGAGTACAACAAGGCTCAGGAGGCAGGCAGTAAGGCATTTACGGAGGGAATGGAAGGAAGCCAGTTTATTCCGGCTAATCTTCGTCTGGGTACAGCACTTGGTGCTCAGTATGAGGCAAACGAGGCCAAGGATCCTGCAAAGGTGCTTTCTAGTTTGCAGAAGAAGTTTGGCAATCTCTACCGGAATCCGAAGTTCCTGAATGATATGAGCAATGCGGCATTTAAGGTGATGCAGCGATATGGCTTGAATGGCACTCAGAGTAGTGATCCTAAGCAGTTCAAGCCGATGATCAATTCTGTTCTTAAAAATGAACTCGACCAGCTAGAGATTAAGGGTATGATGCCTAAGGGTAGTGCTGAGTACATCATGAAGACTGGTTTGGGTAACACTATTGTGGGTAAGATTACTCGCAAGGCTGTTCAGACGGACTACCAGAACTGGCTGGAGGATATTGCCAATCAGCAGTATCAGCCTGGCTTCTGGGAGAACGTGGCTAGTGGTGCTCTGACCTTTGCAGGTGATGCCTGGAGTTATTGGCTGCCGGGAGCCGCAGGTGGCAAGTTGACTAAGAGCATGGTAGCAAAGGCAGAGGGTAAACTGACTGGTGACCTCATGGCTAAGGGTATGGAGCGCAAGATGGCTGAGCGAGCTGCCAAGGTGCTTATCGGTAAGAGTAAGACCGCGGCTTTGAAGAGTGGAGCCGCGCATGGTGCTGTTACCTTTGGTGGTCAGTCTGCAATCTCGAAGCCTATTGATGAGATTTATCGTACAGGTCAGTTCGATGAGAATGGCAAGATTTACAATCCTTCCGTGGGTAAGGTTATTGCCAACACTTTGGGCGAAGTGGCTAAACAGAGTGCGGTAGGTGCTATCATGCAGGGTGGAACCATCGCTAACATGGTAGGTAAGGGCAGAGGCTTAGCTACCAATATTCTGGCTGATATTGGTGGTAAGGTTGTGGATTCTGGTATTATGACCGGTCAGCAGTTGTTGGAGCGTATGGCGCACGACCCGAATTTCAAGCCTACTGGCAAGGATGCTGCTGAAACTTTCTTGGAGAGTGGTGCTAATCTTTTGTCTATTGGTTTCCCTGGTTTTGTGGGCAAGTATGCCCGATTCAAGGATGCGAGGGAGTTTAACAAGAAGTTTGACTTTTCTGATCAGGATATTGCCGAGTTGAAGAGATTCGGCTATGATGGTCTTCGTGATGCTTTTGAGAAGATGGGCATCGGGGAGTATGCTGTGGTTGGTGAGAATGCTCAGCGACTTGATGGGCAATTAACCCAGAAGTATATGAACCTGATGAACGACAAGAGCGTGCCGGAGGTGTTGAAGGCTAAGATAATGGCAGTTGTAGAAGGCAAACGCCCTTCTTCTTTCTCGCCTGTTATTGATAGCGAGGTATATAGAGGTGACGATGGTAAGTACTATTTGGAAACCTATAATAAGGATGGAGGCGTAATCGACCGTAAGGAGTATTCTTCTCATGATGCTGCACGTAATGATGAGAAGAAACTGGAGTATGAGAAGACTCTTGGTTTGGCTTCTGTGCTGGAAGGTGAGTTCCACAATGAGTTTACGCAGGAGCATCTTGATGGCTTATACAACAAGGCAGCGCAGAAATATAATATGGGTGAGAAATTGACGGATGAGGATAAGGCAGCGGTTTACCTTCATCAGAATGCTGGTGCCATCAAGGAGATCATGGATAAGCAGCAGAAGGGTATTATCCTTACTGACGAGGAGCAGAAGCAGGTTAACGCCTACCGTCATTATTATGACAGTGCTCTGGAGAATAGTTCTGTGATGAGGGAGTTTGTCAACACGTTTGAGGATTCTCATGACGTGGCGCGCGGTACACTTCGTAAGGCTTTGGAGTCGAAAGATAAGAAGTATGCACCTTTGGTTGAGTCTTACCTTAAGGAACTTTATAATTCTATCGAACTGAAACGTGAAATGAAGCAGACGATGGATGATCTCTATAATACTTCCCATGGTAATGAGCAGAAGCGCATTGAGCAGAGTGGTATTGAAGGGGAGAAGCCAGCTACTCCTGTTGAGGGTGCAGCTCCTATTGAAGGTTCTGCTTCGGTAGAGGCTTCTGCTCCTGCTGGTGGTCAGGAGCCTCCAGTTTCTGCAGAACCTGCTCCGTACCAAGACCGTACCAACTCCGTACCTAGTCCGAATGATGCAAATTCTGCTGCAAACGTTGCAAACTCTTCTGCTGAGGTTGCTGCCTCTGATGCTTTTGTTATGGGACAGAATGCCTATAAGAATGGGGATTCTGAGGCTTTGCAGGCTATCGACTATAATAGCGATTTAGCTACAGGACGTTTGAAGCGTGCGTTTGCTGACAATGAAAAGATGCCTGATATTGTAGCCAATGCCTATAGCGAAGGTAAAGATATGGATCTGTTTGTTGCTCAGCGTGCCGGTAGTCTGTCACCGGCACAGAAAGAGGCTATCAGTAAGTATGTAGAGGCAATGGATGCCAAGAAGGGTGCTATTGATGCTCTGCAGCATGCTGATGATGGCTATGGTGAGGCTTTGAAGGAACAGTTCTGGCCATACCAGACGGAAGACGGAAACATAGTTCCTGCTACTTTGGATAGTGGAAAACAGGTGTTCCTGAAGAAGGCTAACGAATATGGTGGAGCCTTTGTTGTCGTTCCTGATGAGCAGGGACAGCCTATGATTAAGCAGGTATCTAATGCCGAGATTAAAGTGGTAGGCACTCCTGTTTCTCTTGATGAATACATCGAAAATGCGGTGGCTCAGCAGAAGGATGCAAGAGCGCAGCAGTTTATCAGCCAGTTTGATGGCAGCGGTTTGAAACCGAATGATCAGGTAACAGTTGCCATGGAGGAGGGCGATGCTAATATCAACATGACCTTTGCCGGATATAGCAAGGACGGAAAGATTGTACTTACTGATGGCAAAGATTATCTTCCCCTATCTAAAGAAGAGTTTGCAGCATGGCGCAAGAATGCGCTCGACAATACCATTAATGAGCATTTGGATGCCGAGGACGTTGAACGTGAGCAGAAAGCAGCTTCTCAGGCTGAGGCTGATAAGAAACAGCGTTATGCCAATGGCATCGTGGGACTGAGCGAGGGTCAGCCGGACTATTCTTCTAATGATACAGATCCAAATGTGGCGGCTGAGTATCTGCAGGAGCAGTTTGGGGAAGACCATGGCAAACTTTTGAATCTGGTTAATGGCAGCCGTGATGACATCAAAACGCAACTTGCCAACAAGAGAAAGGCTGCTATTGAATATCAGAACTGGCTTGATACCAATGCCGATCTTGACCCGGAAAAGGCTAAGAAGGTGGAGGATGAGTTGAGTCTGGTAAATGAGCAGATTGCTGATCTTGATGCTCGTTTCAAGAACTGGAATACTATCCGCAACAGTGTGATGACTCCTGATGAGGTGAAAGCTATGAAGGAGGAGCGCAAGGCTGAGGTAGAGAAGGCTGGTGTTGATGAATCTGCCATCGTGCCATCTGATGATTTCCATGTGCTCGTACTTGAAGATGAAGAATTGAAGAAGCAATATCCAACTATGGATGAGGCTACCGACTATATTACTTCTCAGCGCAAAGACCTCTATCATACCCAGGAGGATGTGGAGCGCAAGATAAATGGTGTGAATGATATGCTGAATCAGTATATCAATGGTGAAACAGAGCTGGACCCTACCCAACTCATGGAATTGAATACTACAAAGGCTCAACTGGAGGCCCTGCAGACTAATTTGTCTGTTGCTGCCAAGGGTTTGAAGGCTCAGGCTAATAAACTCAGCAAACTCTACAAAACGGAAGTTAGCAAGCAGGAAATGGAGAAACTGGGCATGACACCTTCAGAGCAACGCAAGGCATTGGTGGCTGATGCGCTGAAGAAGAACGATATGAAAGCTATCCATGAAATATATAAGGATGCTTCCGTTGATGTGATGGACTTAACTCCTCAGACTCTCGAAGAGGCTGTGTCAGAGTCTTTGCTTCCTCATAGCTTGAATCCAGAATCTCTTCAATATGAGTTGGGCAAGAGTAATTTTAAGTTTGATATTGGCAAGCGGTATGATTCTAATAAGTTCAATTATCTTATTGCCAAGAAAGGAACAGGTATGTCGGTTAACGAATTTGCCGTGAGAGTATATAATGACCTTCCTGTAAACTTGCTGGATATGGGATATTCCAATCAAGATGTTCGTAATGCCCTTCTTGATATGTTTAAATCTTATGATAGTGTGAAGGAAATGAGAAATGTGGCTCTGATGAACCGCATAGCTGCTGCAGAAGATGAACTTTCAAGCGAGGAAGAGTATTACGAAGCACAGAAAGAGCGAGAAATTATCGAAAGACAGGCAGAAATTGAGAAATATAAATCGTATATTCACGAAAAAGAGTTATCTTTGCCGCCTGAAAGCGAACTTGATTACATCAATGGACTTGAATTTGACCGTATGATGGAGATTGAGGATCGTGAACGAGAGTACAAACAATATGTTAAATCAATTTTACCAGAATTAGCTGATTATGATGACAGAAGCAATGAAGAAGGATATGGAGGAGGCAGTAGCCTGGGTAGCGACTCTTCACGGAGAGGAGTTGATGAAGGAAATAGCCAAGGCGAAGAAGTTGGTAACGGAGAAGCATCTTCTGAGTCCGAGATTGGAGAAGGCTCTGATAGCGGACGCAAAGGGCGACAAGAGGCTGGCAGCATGGAACCTGGCGAAGGCTCAGCTGTTCGAGGCTCACATCTACCGCAAGAAGCATCCTTCGGAGAACGTTTAAAGAGTGCCATTGCCGAAACTGAGACCGAACCAACAGAGGCTCAGAAGAAGGCTGGTAACTACAAAAAGGGTCATTTGTCCTTTGGTGGCTACGATTATACCGTAGAAACACCAAAGGGCGTGACTCGTAGCGGTAAGGACGAGCAGGGTAAGCCTTGGAGCGTGACAATGCACGATACTTATGGCTATATTCTTGGTAAGATAGGCGTGGATGGTGATCATATTGATATGTTCATCAATGATGCTGCAGACCTTGATACTTTTGATGGTAACGTTTATGTAGTTGACCAGGTGAACCCAGAGACTGGAGAGTTTGATGAGCATAAGGTGATGTATGGCTATCCTGATGAGGCAGCTGCTACTAAGGCTTATCTCAGTAACTACTCTAAGGGCTGGAAGGGACTTGGTAAGGTCACTTCTGTTCCTAAGGTTACCTTTGATAAGTGGTTGGAGTCTTCTGACCGCAAGACTAAACCATTCCGTGACTATGCCATGATTCAGCATGAACAGGCAAAGAAGGCTAATGAAACTCTTCCTTTTGATGCACCGATGAGTATGGATGATCTTCCTTTTCACCGCGATGTGAAGGAGGTGAAGCCGGAGAATCTGACTGAGGCGCAGAAGGTGGCTTATGATGCTGTATCTACTATGCTTAAGAAGGCTGGCATCCCTGTGAAGGTTGTTAGCAATGAGGATATGGAGAAGGTGGCTGAGGCGCAGGATAACCTGGCTGTAGAAATGCTTTTGAATGATCCTCGTCTTCGCTTCTATATCAAGACTCCTGAGCAGAAGGAGGCGGCCAAGGCTGCTTATGACTGGGCTGCTAAAAACAGACCGGACAAATTTAAGCAGTATGCCATCGTAAATATGGATAATCCGAACCAACCTCCTCAGTACTTTGAGAAGAAGGACTTAGCTGAGAAGTGGCGCAAGTACTATACCAATGCCTGGAAGATAGGAAACTACAAGGCCTTTAATCTCAATAAGCCATTTGAGGAGCAGATCAAGGACGTAAAGGGTGATGTTCCTAGTGAGTTTGACCCTTACAAGGCTGAATCTCTGCTCAATAAGAGAATCGAGTTAGAGAAGCAGATTAAAGAAACCGAGGATTCCTATAATGCCAAGAAGAAAGAGCGCGCAGAGTATCAAAATCAGTTAATGCAGGACTATATGGATCAGCATGGCTTATCTTCTGAGAACGATATTCCAGATGATGTTTGGACTGACTACAGGGATAAATCCTTTGAAAAGTATCAAGATACACTTGATGACTTGTTCCATAAGTATGTTGAGTTAGATAATCAGTTGAAGGCTGTTGCTGAGCCTGGAGTGCAGTATTTGAAGGGTAAGGGTGTGGTTTATGGCTATACTGATGGCAAGCAGATTGTGCTGAACCAGGAGCATCTGAATCCTAACACTCCTATTCATGAGTATCAACATCTTTGGCGTACTGCTGCTAAGAAAATGAATCCGGAACTTATAGAGCATGGTGATAAACTCATCATGCAGACCCAGCTATTTGCCGATTTGAAGAAGGATCCTAACTATAATCATCTGACAGATGAGCAGATTTGCGATGAGGCTTTTGCTCGTTTGACCGGTGAGGACGGAGCTGCCATCCTGGAACAGATGGCTAAGGCTGCTATCAAGGAGAATCCGCTTGATACAGCAAAGGAGCTGAGTGTTATCAATAAGTTGAAGGAGTGGCTGAAGAAGTTCTGGTATTGGACTCTTGATACATTTACGAAGTGGAAGCCTGAGGACATTAAGAAAATGACCTTGGAGGATATTCGTAACCTTGTTATGAGAGACTTAGCAAATGGTGTGGACCCACGTACTAAACTTCATGAGGCTGAGAATGCTGATGACATCAAGTTTATGGGTTCTACTACCAAGAAACGTATGAAGAGTATCGCATCACTATTCGAAGGCCGAGAACTTAATAAGGATCAGCAGACTGTTGCTGATGTTTATTCTGGGAAAAAGGATAATTTACCATTGACTGTAGAGCGTGAAGATGGAAACCTTAAAATCATTATGCGCCAAGGAAATGATAATCATGCAGGAACAAAGCATAGCGTATTCCGTCATTATGGCGTAAAAGCTAATTCTTTAAATATTGATGACTTGTTGCTTATTCCTACAGTATTAAAAGAAGGTGAACGCAAAGTAAGCGATAATGGAAGAGTTGCCTATGTTTATGTAGATCCAACTTCACAAGTAAAATATACTGTAGTAACAGAGCCAAAGAATAACAAGGAATTTTTTAATGATTTCTATTCAAATAAAAAAGCAAATCCATCAGAGACGTCTAGGGTAGTTGAAAACTCCACAAACACTCCCGAAGGAGCACATAACAATGATGGAAATGCTTTTATGCGTGCAAAGGTAGATAATAATTCTGAAACCGCCAAGGAAAATGGCGAAAATTTATCTGTGGAGGATAAAATAAAGGCTGTATCTCAGCAATTTGGGGTTGATGAGGCTGATGTGGCAATGTATGCCAATGCTATTAAGAAGGGGTCTACATCTGAGGCTGCACGTGCCAGAGCCAATATCAAACGCCATCTGTTGCAGGCAAATGAAGATAAGATTTCCTCTTTCAAGGAGCTTCTTAAGTACACCGTGCCTGTAAATGAAGCCTTGAAGGAGAACTTTGGTGACGTTGATGCCATGATAGAGGAGCGCAAGCAGCAGATGGAGGCGCAGCGTAATGCCATGGAAGCCGCTAGAAAGAGAGCAGAGGAAGAGGAAGCCAAGCGACAAAAGCACCTGGAGGAACTTTCTCTGATTCCTGATGATCAACTTGACAAGCAGTATATGGATGCTCTTGCCAAGGGTGATGATGCTACTGCCAGGGAAATGCTTGATGAAGCTGCCAGACGCAAGGGCTATGATGATACCGAAAGCGCATATCAGGGTGTAGGTGCCTGGGCTGCTCCGGGAAACCCTGGATATGAAAGCGACAAGGCGAGACGTGACGATTGGGAATCCAGTGGCTCAGATGTGAACCTGGAGGATATTGCCTTGGGCTATACTCCTCAGCCGGATGATTACTTCTCTCATCCTGAGCGTTATTCTCAGAACACTCCTCATGGATTGGAATCTGTGAAAGCTATCAATACGGCTATTGATGCCATTAAGAATGGCGAGAAGGATGTTAAGGTAAAGGTTTATCGTGCTGTTCCTACTTCCGTGAAGGAAGGCAAGTTGCGTAATGGTGACTGGGTTACTCCTTCTAAGAAATATGCCGAAATGCACGGAACAAACCGTCTGGAAGGCAAATATCGTATCATTGAAGACGAAGTTCCGGCTACTCAACTGTGGTGGGATGGTAATGACGCAAACGAGTTTGGCTTTGATGATGGCAAGGCGTATAAATACAAGAATGCCAAGAATAATAGAAAGTTGAACGACCTTGTTACCTATGATGATAATGGTGACGTTATTCCTCCTTCTAAGCGTTTCAATTCTCGCAAGCAGGATGTTCGCTTCATGTTTGGTGGCGAGAAAGGTGCGGCTGAGGCAGACAAGGCTGAAGAAAAGACCTATCGCATGGATAACTTGAAGGTGGCAGAGAAGATGGAGCGAGGCAAGAAGGATGCCAAGGCCATCAAGCTGGCTACCGGATGGGAACGTGGTGCTGATGGCAAGTGGAGATATGAAATGCCGGATGCCAAGATCAAGGATATGAAGGATATTGGCGGTGGGCATATTGTTAAGCGTTTTGATGATGATATGCTTTGGAATGATGGTAATCTTTCTGATGTCATTGATGCGCCTGGACTCTTTGAGGCTTATCCTCAGTTGAAGGATGTGCGTATTGATACGGATGCCATTATGAACGATATGCCTTCAAATGGTGATTATAATGCCAAGACCAACACCATTACCATTCATGCTGATGAGCTGAAATATATGAATAGTATTTTGAATCACGAGATTCAGCATGCTATCCAGCATATTGAGGGCTTTGCTTCTGGTGGCAATCCTGAAAATATACGTGATAAAATAGAAGAGATCGTACATGAAAATTCACCTGCTGCAGAGTATGCTCGGCAAATGTTGAAAACATGGTCAGGGATGAAAATTGCAGCCATTAATCTGGGTCGTTATAAAGATATGATTAAAAGTGATCGAGAAGCGTTGCGAGAAACCGCAGCTGAGTATTTTTTTGATGCTTTGAATATGCTTGACGATAACCCGAATTCTAAGTTGGTTAATGATTGGGACCAGTTTGATGATAAAACAGCGATGGAAATTGCGGAATCAGGTTATCATGTAGATGAAGCTATAAAAGAGTTGAATCGTCTTGCTGATGAATATTGGAAGACCATACCAGAGGGGAACAAGGATGCTCTTGGCATTGTTAATAAACTTGGTGACCTTCTGGAAAATCTATCGGATGATGAACTCTATTGGAACTTGGCTGGTGAAACTGAGGCTCGAAATGTGGAGAAGCGATTGGGCATGACTAATGAGGAGCGCAGAAATTCTTTGGCATCTGAGACGGAAGATGTAAACCGTGACGAGCAGATCGTGATGAATGGTAATGATGCTAGTTATAGCATCGTGAAAGACCCTGAGACCATCAAGAAACTGGACAAGGAAGAAACGGTTAAGGTTTATCGTGCCATGCAGGTAGGCGAGGATGGAAAACTCTATCCACCAATGGCTGCAAAGGTGAAGGGCAAGTTTGTGGAACCAATAGAACTCGGTAAGTGGGAACAGGCAGATGAGCGACCAGAACTTGCTGATGATAAGGGTATGTTTACCCTAAATAAGGGTAATGGTAAATCGCTTAAGGCTGCTTACAATCCTTACATTCATACTTCTCGCACTCCACTGAATGACCAGTTTAGCGAGGCTCAGAATCGCCCTAATATCGTAACCGTAGAGGTTGAGGTACCAAAGAGCGAGCTGACCAGTGGCTACAAGGCTGATAAAGCCAAGGATGCCGTGGGTGAAGTAGAGTGGAAGGCAGGTATCATCCAAGGACAGTTGACAGGCAAGCGAAAAGTGGTGCTTTCTCGTTGGGATAAGCCTGTGCGTATCGTGCCTGACAGCGAGGTGGCTGATGTTATCGTCAATGATATGTTCAAGGGCAAGAATATCACTATGCCTTCGAATGTGGTTACTCCAAGTCTGAGAAAAGAGTTGGAGAAGCGAGGTGTGCCGTTTGTGGAGACCGATAACAGAGGCAGAATCGTAGGAGGCGAGAATGATGGGGTGCATTATTCCAAAATGTATGGTAAAAATGTGCAATCTCCTGTCTTGGAGCAGAAGTTGAAGAAGCATCCTGATTCTCTGATGAAGGCTGGAACCTACTTTAGCGGTGGTGGACTGGTAGAGGAAGGTTTGAAGGGTATCATCGACCCAGTGGTGGCTGTGGAATATGACCGGAAGATAAGCGGTGTATATCGCAATAACTTCGGGCAGCATATTGTAACTGCTGACGTGAGAGACGTGGATCCGAAGGAACTGGTGAAGCATATTGATGGCGAGGTGGAGTATTTCCATGCTTCGCCTGTATGCAAGAACTACTCTCAGGCTAAGAGCAATGGGGGCGAGGTGGAGCTTGACAAGGAGACTGCCAAGAGTACTGCCGACTTTATCAATGCAGTGAAGCCGCGAGTGGTGACCATCGAGAACGTGAAGGGTTACAAGGACTCTGAGGCGATGAAGATTATCACCCAGGCGCTGGATAAGAACGGCTACAAATGGGATGCTGATGTGTATAATGCCGCAGACTATGGTGGCTATACCAGCAGGGAACGACTGATTATTAGAGCCGTGAAGGACGGAGAACTGCCTGAAAAGCCAAAGAAGCAACCACGTAAGGGTGGATGGCTAGAGGCTGTGGAGGATATTCTTCCTACTCTGACGGTGAAAGAAAGCGGTGTGGCTCCATGGATGGATGCCAGATTGAAGGCTGACGGAATCGACTGGCAGAAGGTGGAGAAGCCTCTTTATGTAATGGGCAGTGCTTATGCCGATGGCAAGATTCCTCATGCCTATGGGGATGAGATTCTGCCTACGCTGAGAACCAAGAGTGGTGATGTGATCATCATGCCGGGTGGAAAGGTATTGCGTGCAGATGGCAGGGTGTTGGCTAGGATTTCCGGACTGGGCGATGACTATAAATTGCCTAAGACGGAATCTTTGGCACATACCATCATTGGCAATGGTATTCCGGTGCAATTGACTCAGGGCGTGATTGCTCCTCTGCTGAATAAGGATGACTTGTCGGGCAGAAATGTATTGGCACGACTTGGCAGCTCTATCTTCAAGAACAACTGGGATGCAGACAAGCAGAAACAAGTGAGCGACCGGGTAGTAAACACTGCCAACAAACTGGGTGGTGCTGAGGCTACAGTTTACCCTTCTGTAGATGAGGTTCCAGATGCTTATCTGAGTGATGTGAAGAATGGGGCTACCGGATGGTATGACCCTACTACTCATACTGTTCATGTTTATCTGCCTAACTGTGCTGATGCCAACGAGGCTGAGAGAACGGTGCTGCATGAAAAGATAGGCCATGAGGGTATGGAAGTACTTCTTGGTGGCGAAGATGGCGTGAGAAAGTTCGCCAATTTCGTTTATCGTTCCGTAGGTAAGGATGTTCGAGGCAAGATTATTGACTTTGCCAACAAGTATGATCCGGACTGGAAGAACCCTGACCGCATGAATGTGGGAACGCAGGAGTATATCGCTCATTTGGCTGAGGAGGGTCCTAAGACTGCTGAGGACTTTTCTCTTTGGACCAAGATTAAGCATTATCTTATCAAGTTGCTGAAGAAGCTGGGTGTTCGTGTGCCGGGACTTCTCAATGACAAGGATTTGAGATACTACCTGATGAAGGCTGGCAAGGCTCTGCACGTTTGGGACGAAATGCCTGAGACACAGCAGGAGGCCATGATGAAGCAGGCTAGCAATGCCGAAATCAAGGATGCGCTATCTGATGGTGCAGGTAAGGGTAAACCGAGACAGAAGAAGGGCGAAAGCACTATTCAGTACATGAAACGTGTACAGGAGTGGCGTAAATGGCAGAATGCACGCGAGGATAAAGAGAACCCTGAGCCTCCAATTTTCTACGACATTGATAAGGATGAAGCAGGCAAAAAGGAATGGGCACAGCTCAATAAAGACTGGCGTGAACGCCACCACCTTGTTGGCGAGGAACCTACTGGTATGCCTATCCGAATGGAAAATGAAGAGGATGATGCCTACATGAATCGTATTCATGAATATGAGAAATGGCAGGCAGCAATGAAGGACCAGAAAGACCCTTTGCCAGATATGTTTGCATTTGAGAAGAAAAAGCAGGAGGAGGTGAAACGCAAGTATGAGGACTGGCTGGCCAAACATGATCTGCTGGAGCAGCAACAAGCCGATTTGGACTTGTATGAGGGTAAGATTTACCCAGCAGAGACCAATCCGAAGGCTGATGCACTGGAGCAGCAAGTGATGCAGGATTTGGCAGAAGTGACCAGTACTGACGTGAGCAAGGAAGGTGCAGCAATGACCGTGAAGCATGCCGTTATCCATCGTAGAAAGAACATGGAAGAGGCTAGTGCTGATGATGCTATCTATATCAATGATGTGAAGAATAGAATCGAGAAGATGGCTGATAGCGGTGTTTTTGACAAGTTGCTATCTGATTACAAGGGAAAGAAAAACAGGGCAGAAAAACTTGCCGAGACTATACCTTATATAATAGAGGCTCCTAGACGTTTGCGTGACATGGCGCACAATCTGAATGCCACTGGTGTCTTTGATAAGGGACATATCCATATCCAGCCAGCTGATGTTGAGGCTATCCAGCCATACGTGACAGACTTGATTACCGAGACAGCAAAGAAGCATACAGAGATTAAAAAAGGCAAGGAGATAGAGGTATACGATGATCCTAAGGCTGTGAGCGAGGTGGCAAGCAAGATGGCACAGGCTATCAATGCCAATCACCAGGGCGAGGAAGGTTTTGTACCATGTGATGGAACAGACATCCTCAGTAAACATGTTTTGAAACTCGTAAAAGAGAGGGTAGTGCCTGGACGTATCAATTATAAGGAGCTTTCTCCTGAAATGCAGGCTGCCATTGATTCCATCCGTGACTGGTATAACTATACCTACGACTGGTTGATGGATAATCATACTTTGAAAGCTGGCACTGGTTATAATGTTGACTACGTAAATCATATTTGGGATAAAGAGAAATCTGATCCTGAGGCGTATGCTACCTTTGTGGAGAATAGGCAGCGCACCAAGAGCCCGAATGAGAAGCCGAGAACCATCAGCACATTAATGGAAGGTATTTATGCCGGACTTGTGCCTAAGACTACTGACATCACGAAGATGATGGCATATTACAGCAGAAGTAATATTGAGGCTTGGGCAAACAAGACCATGTTGCAGGAGTTGACCGGACTGAACGTAATTGAGAGGAATGAAAAAGGAGAGGTGATTTCTACTGATCCACTACTTTCTTCTTCTGCTCCATTCAATTTGGAGCAATATAAGTACTTTGAGATTCCGGGTGTGGGACCTGTATGGGTATATAATGTATCTCCAAAGCAAGTGAAGGTGAAGAACCCTATCACTGACAACGAAAAGGTGATCTATAGTGAGGCTAGTGCCGGTGACAGATTTGGAGTTGTGTTTGATACCTATCAGTCATCCCCATTCTGGAAAACGTTTGATACGCTTGCTTCTAGTGCCAAGAAACTGGAGCTTGGCTTTAGCGGTTTCCATGCCGGAGCCTTGACTGAGGTTTATATGGTGCAGAATATGGTGGAGTTTGGTCCAAAGAAGGCTATGGCCAACTTTATGAAGTATATCTTTGCAGATACAGCCAAGAACCATGAACTACCTTGCTTTGCCAATCCTGAGGATTTTCAAGAGGCTGCTAGCCATCTGGTGAAGTTCGGAGCGACCAACGACTATGCTGCAGCGGATGTACAGAACATGTTTGACAACATGCGCGATGCGATGATGAAGGTGCAGGAGAAGTTGAAGGACGGAAATAAAATTTCCGGAACGGTGGCTAAGGCTTCTATGCCATTGAAGGTGGCAACGCAGATGCTTTCGCTCATCAATAAGGGCATGGATGTAGCTTTGTGGGATTTCCTTCATGACGGACTGAAACTTGCTACCTATCGTATGAGGGCAGACAAGACCAAAGAGCGTGCCAAGAAGAAGGGATGGAGTGCCGAGGAACTGAACCGTGCTTTAGATGAAGACGGACAGTTTGTGAACGATATGTTTGGTGGGCAGCACTGGGATGTGTTGGGAGCCAGCCATCGAACTTTACGTTATGCCGGACGAGTTCTTCTTTCGCCAGACTGGAATGCTTCTACTACTCGACACTTCCTGGCATTAACCGGATTTGGTTCTATCTGGAATGAGGCAACCTTTGAGAACTTCAAACAGTATTACAAGAGGCTCAAACATAAGGAACTTACACCGGAGGATGAAGGCAGAAGAAGCAGACAGATTTCGGCTTTGCTCTGTTATGGTATCGGATTCATGGTATTTTATGAGGGTATTGCCAATGGCATCAATGCTGCCTTCCGTGCCCTGGACGAGGAGAAGGAGCGCAAAAAGGCTGAGGAGATCAGGAAAACCAACCCTAGCTATAAGAGCATGTATGAACTGGCTTATGGTGACGAGGGTATGAAATGGTATGACTATCTGATGAGAGGCAACAGCCTTGGCCAGCAGAGCAAGATCTTCTTAGGCAGATATGAAGATGGTACAGAAATGTATGTGAGACATGGTAAGCAGTTCCGTGAGGTTCCTGAATACCTATTCAACCATAAGGGAGAACTAGAGTTCCCTGGTCCAATGGTTCAGAGAATGATAGGTAAGGCTAACCCTATGGTAAGAATGACGCTGGATGATATTAATTATCTGAGCGATTTCCAAGCCAGCCATGCAGATCAGGAGATTCAGCGCAAGTATGGCAAGACCATCGGACTGCTTTATAAGGATGCTTTGTACTGGGCACCTTTCCTGATTCCGAGCCAGGAGAACAAGGAGTTCAAGGCGGTGGATTTCTTCTTCCCATCTAGCAAGGGTTTCTCTCCATGGAAGGCTCAGAGTTACTTCAAGGACTTTATCCTTAGCGGTGACATGGAGGGCGTGGTGATGACCTATCAGAGCTGCCAGCGCAATGGTATTGATCCTGAGGCTCAGATTAAGGCTGCCATCGGTTCGGTGAAGGCACTGGAGAGTGCAGAAATGAGCGATGGAGTGACTTCCTTACAGGAGGCTAGTAAACGCTTTGATGCTGCCAAGAGTATCACGGAAAAGAAGAAGATGCGACAGAAAATGAAGAAATTCCTCTCGCAGAGTGATTATAAGGCTTTCACCCAGAAGGAGGCTCTGGACATGGTGCAGGGTTATCTGAATGGTGATGAAGACTTGAAGGAAATGGAGAAGGCTGAAAGCAAGTACCTGATGAAGGCTAAGGCAGAGGACGTGACGGAGGACTGGAGAATACAGAACGTCTGGAACGGAACCATTGAGACTTATCAGGAGTATCAGCGTTTGAAAGATGTTGATAAGGCGAAGGCAAATGCCTTTAAGAACAGCAAGACCAACAAGCGACTGTTTGCGGCTAGAAAGGCTATCTCTGCTGCAAGAAGGAAGATGAATAAGGCTAAGAAGCAAATGGATGGTACAAACGATGCTGCCAAACTGGTAGAGATTCGGAATACCAGAAAGGAGCTGCTAAAAACGTTGAACGGAATGGAGTAGCCTTCGGGCTACTTCACGCTAGAAAATGTTCTATATTTCCGAAAATAGGCTTTGGTCAATTCAATTTTATGTTCGATATTTCTACAAACAGAAAAAGGGACTTGCTTCACAGCGAGTCCCTTTTTGATAGTTATAAAAAATCTAATTCCAAATAAATTTAAAATAGTTATGATTAATGAATCATTTGTGTGTTTAAAGTTGAAGATGTTGGAGCGATGTTATCCGAGAGAAGTACCAGATGCATTCTCTGGTTCCTTTTTCTTTGGTGATGCCCAGCGTATGTAATCAGCCATGCTGTCATCCATGCGCTGCTGCTCACTCTTCGGATTCTCCTTCTTTTTTTCGCCCCAGAGCCGTTGGACGATGCTATCCAAACACCAGGACCAATCGCCATCGAGCGTGACGAACTTGGATCTAGGGACAACGGTAACTGTAGAATCATTCTTCTTCTCGCCCTTTTCATCTTTACCTTCTGGTGATTCACCCTTTGCGGTGATAGAAGTAAAAGGAACATTATTTTCCTGAAGGAACTTTTCTACATCATCTTTTTTGCTATCGCAGAGTTTGATGTGGATAGCAACCTTGTGCTTATCTAAGGAGGTAAGGGCTTCTTTTGCCTTTCCTACCAGAGACAAGTTGCCTTTATCATCTTTAGTAATGACGCAGGCTTCATGTACATTGATTGATTTACCCATGATTTAAAACGTTTTAAATTGAAATGCGGAACAAAAATAAGGAGAAAATATGAAAAAGTAGTGTTAAGTTGCGCAACTTATCACTAATAAGCGAGAAAAATGCGGTATTTTTGGCGAAAAATTAAGAATTATGGTTGACAATCATGTAATAAATGACATATCGAACTATGCAGAGCCGGGACCAGACTCACTTGAAGGAGTGAGCCGGGAGCGGTTTACGCAGAGCGAAAGCAATCTTCTGTTGCTGCAATGGGCTTGCCAATACTTCTATGATGGTGCAGAACTGAGAAAGAAGTGGAAACGAGCGCAAGACTTCGTAATGGGAAGGCAGTTGGAAGAGCTGATAGAATGGAACGGAAGAAAGATTACCATCCGGCAGTATATGGAACTGAAAGGTATGCCAATACTGGAATACGATGTAATCGGAGACAAACTTCTTTCTCTCGTTGGTCTTGTGCGCCAGCAGCGCAGTACTGCTACATGTAGTGCCGTGGATCCAAACGAGGAAGACTATATCAGTTTCTTTAATGAATATCTTCGTCAGAACGACAACTTGAACGACAGGCAAGAGTTAGATGCGAGAATGTTCTATGCCTTTTGTGTCTTCGCCTTTGTGGGCATGAAAACCTATTATGGAAGAAGGGATGGCAAGAATGGCATCTTTGACTATTCTGTAGACATCTTTAAGCTAGCTTTACCACCTTTCTTTAAGTATGACCTGAGCGATGTGGAATTTATTGCTGAGGCTCATGATTTGACTTGGCGAGAGATTATTGCTACCTTTACAAATGGAAGCAAGGAAGAGGCTAATAAACTCAGTGAGATCTATCTACAGACGCAGCGCCATTTCGCGCCCGAACAGACTTATCACCCGACTGGTGAAGCCCAGTATGCCGGAATAGATGATTTCACCCATTCTTCAGTAGTAGGCAAGTACCGAGTTTTAGAAATCTGGACAAAAGAAACCAGACCTGCCATCTGGGTACATGACTGGGAGAGTGGAGATTGCGGCTATGCATCTCCCGACCAACGAGCCTTCTACGAGGAGAAGAAGCGCAAGATAGAGGAATCCAACATCATGAAAGATGAAAATGGCCTACCTGTGCTCGATGAGAATGGTGAGCCTATCTACTATGTAGACCCTTCTGAACTTAAGACCATCGAGATTAAGGATGAGGCTGAGACCTACTGGTTCAGAAGATACCTTACCCCGAATGGCTATCTACTGGATGCCAGAGAATCACCATACTATGTGCTCAGGGACGGATTCAGAACCTCTATCCATCCATACACCTTCGTTGCCTATCCATGCTTGAATGGCGAAGTAAGAAGTTTTACGATGCGAGCCGAAAACAATCAGCGCACCTTGAATCATTACATGATGATGATCAACTTCATTGTAGCGAATGGTGCCAAGGGAACGATGCTTGTGGACGAGAACGCATTGAGCGAGAAACAGAGCATCGATGAAATGCAGGTGAACTATACCAAAACGGATAGTATCATCTTATGGAACTCGAAGAACGGAGGTAAGCCACCGCAGACTTTGGTCAACAAGAGTATTCCGGCAGGTGTTGACTTCATGGTGAACTTTGCCAAGACGATGGCTAGCGAGGGAAGTGGTGTGCAGGGTGCTCTGCAAGGTCAGCATCGGAATACCAGCGGTAAGCAATATCAGTTGGAAAGAGAATCATCATCTACCACAATACAGGACTTTGTTGAGAGTTTCAACAACTTTAAGGTACGTGTGGCCAAGAAGAAACTTTACCTGATACAGGAATTTTGTACCGATGCGGACAGCGTAAAACTGACAGGTGATGAATTTGAGATTCACTTCAATCCAGAGACCATGAGGGATATGGATCTAGATGTTTCTATCGACTTGGATGCATACAGTCCACTTATCAGAGCTGCCAACAACGATATGGCTTGGCAGATGATGGTGAGCGGCAAGATGGATCCATACACGATGCTTACGGTAGCTAACTTCCCTGGTACTGGAAGAATGAGGAAATACTTCAAGGAGCAACTGGAGAAGCTAGAAGCTCTTCAGGCACAGCAAGCAGCCAATGGGCAGATGCCTACAGATGGAGGGCAACAACAGGCAACAGCACCTGATACGCATCTAAAGGAATCCGGTGATGGAGCAAATGATTTGGCAGCTCTTCCTTCGGCAGCTATGTAGAAAAGAAGTTCTTAGTTAATTCATAATATTGAACGAAATGTTGTTCAGTTCTTTGATTAGATTATTTTATAGGGTTTTTAGTTTTTAAGGTTATTTTATTGTGAAGAGGAAGCCGTGATGGTCTCCTCTTCTTTTTGTTTAGTCAATACCATGTTTCTTCTTGTATATGCGTAACTTAAACATCAGGGTAGAAACTCGGTACATGTAATACTCTTGCCAGTTTTTTAGTTTGGTTGTGCGCACCTTGTTGTCCGCATCGCAGCCGATGGCTCCCCACTTGGAAGGGGTATAGTAGTAGGATGCGGCTTTGATGTCTTCTACATTTTTGAAATAGCGAGTAGCTTTCCACTTGCCCATTTGGACTAATTTTCGATAGGCGAGCATGCACTTGCGGTTAGGATCGTAGGTCATAATCGCCCAATCTTTATGCGACTGGTCGTAGAGCATGTAGAAGCGAGGCGCACCACATTCTTTATACTTGGCAATGGTTGCCTTGACTCCTTTTTGCCACATGCGTGTGGCACGGAAGAGTTCGATACGAGTGACGATAGGCTGGTAGACAACTATGAGCATCTTACGCAGCAGATTAGAATAACTTTGTTTCATTTTTCTTTTTACTTTTAATTATTAACTTATATGGACAGGCGATAGAATCGCCTGGAACGGTGACTATACAGGGGATGTATCATGCTGCTGGCTAGATAGAGGCTAGCTGCCACCACCTATGCCTGACAACTCAGCTACTACTGGTGGGCGGTTGCGGAGACGTTCACGCTCTATCTCTGCCTTTGAACGGAATGGAACGATTTCCGGTGCTGGCATATCCTTTTCCACGTAGAGGGCAATAGCGCGCGCCATGACACGGTCATCATGCTTTCCGGCTACGGCTCCATAACAATCATTCTGCTTGTAATAGAGGAAATAGGTACATTCGTCTATTGCTGCAAGTTCTCGCTCCATATAGCCGCCATCACGGATGATGCGAGCCATGGTCTTCACTACTGCCACCTTAGTTGCCTTGTTGGTGTTGAATCCCCATTTCATTTCGATATTCTTCACCTTCTTCAGTTTGGACTGTGATGCGCTATAGAGGTTATCGTATAGAGGCAGAAGGATAGGGAAGAACAGCTCAGACTGGTTGCCCTCAGTATTGTTCATTCTCGAATAGGCAGTATTGTTCTCGATGACCAGATAAGCATCATTATAGAAATGGGCTATCTGGGCGCAGCGCATAGCTAGCTGATCGGCATCGCAGTGACCATGCCATTCAGCTACGATTTCCGGTACACCACCATAGATTTCATCGTATCGGTCAAGGACTACAATATCTGAGAAGTCACTGGTTTTGTGAGAACCACCAATATCGCAGGCAACGATATACCGATGTCTGACAATCTCAGAGTTGTCTGGTCCAGCCCACACCTTCAATGGTCCGCCTGAACGCTCGATGAAGCGGATATTGTTCATGCAAGCATCATCGGCAGCATCATAAGAGTCACCTTCAATGTCACCCACCATGATAGGCTCAATACCCTTGCAGTCCTCTTCCATTTCCTTCAACTTGTATGGGTCGAAGACAGTTGTACCTGAGAATAGGAAGGCTTCTACATCATCAGAAGGGTATTCCTGGCGCATACCGTCTAAATCATTATACTTCTTGCACTCGTTCACATACCAATGGATTCCTTCGAGCGTAGCACCCTTGATTTCCCAAAGCCACCAGAAGTAAGAGCCATGATATTGCTCATCTTCACGATTCTTGTATAACCAGATAACAAAGTCAATTTTCTCCTGTTCTGTCTTGAAAGGAAGGATATACTTCTCAATATCGAACCATGGCACGAAGTATGGAGTATAGATAGAGAGGCGTTTTCCATCCTTATCGAAAGAGTTGGCACGGACCCATTCATCATGGAACTCATTCTCACGTCCGTTTGGTGTTGATTCTCGGACGATGAATGTTAATGGCACGGTGACACGGATAGAAGAAACCGCAGCGTTGATAACCTTCTGGGGAGTCCACTCGGTAGTATTCGGGAAGAAGGCTTCCTCTGTGATATGTGCCATGGCAGCATCGGCAGAACGGCAGGACTCTGGGTTTCTGGCGGAACCTGTTTGTATCTTGCAATCGCGTGGTATGAGATACTTGATGTTATTCTGTGTGCTTGATGTTTTGAGTTTGCGAGGATCCTCTTTAAAAGGTATTCCAATATCATAGAACAGCCATGTAGGAATGGCATTCATCAATTTCTCGTACATATCGAACACCTGGGTGGCAGATGATGACTGGTGACCAATGATGTTGCTATTCCAGTTGATCATCCAGAATATCTGAATCCATCCCATATAGACATCTGTATCAGTAGAACCACCCCACTGGCGGCATTTGAGGAGTATAACCAGGATAGAGCCTAGTACGCCATGAAGTCGCTGTCTTTCAAACTCCTTAGTAAGACCAATCTGTCCATGGTTGAGGAGAAAAGGTATATCTTCACCTCCATCCTTATTCTTGATTCGGGCGTAGGCGTAGGCGAAGAAATAGAAATCGTGCTTACAGCGCAGGCGTATGAGATACCGGAAAACAGCATCGCGAGCCTTCTCTTGGTCGAAGTCTGGCATGTACTTATCGCAAAAGGCCTCTATAGAACCACATTTGATGATGGCGCAGAACTTCTTTTCCTTCAACATTTCTACCGGGAGCCAGAGTTTCTTTCCATTCAGAAAATCAGTGATGACGCATTCGAATCGAAGTCCAGGGGCATTCTCTCCTGTAATGGGACGATAACTAGCGAGGAGACTTTTGAGTCTTCTCTTATCTTCTTCAAGAATCTCTTTGAGCTTCTTATCAGAAATCTGCTGCTGAGGTCGAACCTTTAAGGAGGATTTTGCTACTGGCATTCGTTATATATAATAATGTTAAGTGTTGAATGTTAAATGTTAAGTGTGTTGGCATGTCGGATAAATCTCTCTGCCTTGGCATAGATGAAACCTAAACAGAATAGAACTATGTGGAAGATACCAGCTATGTAAGGGAGAAGGAAACCTATAGCCATACCGAGCATCATCTGCCAGAAGTAGATGCGGTGATACCGATAATACCATTGCGCAGAGAATCCCATGAAGAAAGAAATCAATACGGATGCACCCAATACAGGTAATGCCGGATAGTATATGAACGACAACAACACCGAGCAGAGCCATGCTGCCAGTAGGCGATGGAAGCGGAACTGATGATGAACCATCAATATGCACCAGCCGTTGATACCCCAGTGTATAAAGTTGGCGTGACCGAACATATAGGCGAAATGGGTGTATAATGGCGATGATGGAGACACAGCCAGCGAGGCATGAAGCGGAATGATGAAAGCCATCAGGAGGATGATGAGAAGTGTAATATATAATGTACGCATAATGAAAGTGATTTATCGAGTTATGAATGATGTTTTCTTATTGCGGAAATAATTGTTTATTTTCATCTGTATGTAGCGTGGAGCCATACCCAAATTGGGCGCAGGAAGATTCAGGCATACATACACAAGATTTTTGGTATTGTATTCCTTGTATTGATCCATCTGCCGGAGACGCAAGAAATCCTGATAGAAATCTTCAAAGAGTTTTTCTTTCATGGCTTGGTATTTGCCGAATTTAGGCTTTTCCCCCTTGATGCGTTTACATACATACCGATAGGCTGTGCTATCGGCAAGATAATAGCAAGAGGCAGGCATCTTGGCGATGTAATCGCATATCTTAGCCATGGTGGTAGGATATTCTACCATCCTCTTGGCCTTACGAAAGAGCAGATACATTTCTTGATCTCTTTTAAGGTAAATTTCGGATATGGAATTTAGATGTTTCATACCAGCAAAATTAATTCATCAAGATGCAGAACTTATCACAAAGTAATGCGAAATTTTCCTTAATTTAGCACACAAATATTAAAAATAGATATTTATGGCAAAAGAAACTATTGATAATCAGAATATTAAGTCAAAGCGAGATTCTTTCAGAGAACGTCTTGCTCAGCGTTATCCGGACTTGAATATGGACGATGATGAGGCTGTTTATGGTCAACTTTCGACCGATTACGACCAGTATGACCAGAATAAGCAGAAAATGGATGACTTCAACAAAATGTTGCAGGACAACCCTCATGCTCCAAGTCTGGTGACAGGTCTTGTTACAAAGAAAAATGCAGATGGCAGCGACTTCAATTTTATCGATTTCATTATTGATGAAATGGGTCAGGACTATATTGATGCCATCAATGGTGACGAGAAGGCTAAGGCTCGTTTGAAGGCTAGTGAAAAAGAGAAACTTGAAGCCAGCGAGAAACTTGCCAAAGAAAAGGATCTTCTTGCAGCCAACATAAAGCAGTCGGATGATGAACTTGATGCAGCCATTAAAGAAGCGAAGTTGAAGCCTGAGGCTATTACTGAGTTGATAGAGTGGCTTTACAAGCGTAGCGATGATGGCAAGGATCACGATGATGATGGTTTTGTATGGCGTGCAGCTCGTTATGATCTGAAGAAAGAAGACTTCTTGCGCCTCTTCCAAATTAAGGACTTCGACAAGGCTGTGGCTGATGCAGAAGAGCGAGGCTATAAGCGTGGAAAGAACGAGAAGATAGACCAGCAGAGGCAGCTTCACGATGGGAAACAAGGCGGTAAGAAAAACATCAACATTGATGGAGGCGGTGGTGCACCATCACTTCCTAAGGAAAAGAGCCGTACAGAACAGGTGTACAGCAAGATGATTGGAATGTAGAATAAGAAATTTATAATTAATAATTTTAAATGTATAGATTATGAAACAGTTTAAGAAATGGTTTGGTTTCATGATGGCGGTGCTCGTCATGATTCTTAGTGGTGGAAGTTCTTATGCAATGGCTGAAACGGCTCCACCTGTACCAGGTGGTGGTATTCCTGCTGGTGCAGGTGGCGGTGGTGCGACAGGTCCTTTGGATGGTCCCGGTGTAGGTGGCTCTGGTCCTCAGTGGCAGGGTGCTAGTCAGGAGCAGCAGGAAAAAATTGGCAACTGGGACTACTATGTTGCTCATGTTAACCCAACAGTCGTAGAGATGAAGTTGGAGAGCTGTCCTATTGATCAGATTTTACGTGCATCCAAGAAGATGACTCCTATCGACTCTGTTCGAGTAGAATACTATTCTATCGGTCAGAAGCCTATCATGTCAAAACTTACTACTCAGGTTAATAAGCAGACCAATGGTAATTCTGTAACTTTCATCGTGGAGAATCCGGCAGCTTTCGATAATGGTGATGTTATTATGGTAGATGGCATCTATGGCTATGATGAGACAGGTACGAATAAGAGTACTTTGATTCCTCTTCAGTTCCGTGTAATCAGCCATGATAATGACAATAACCCTATTGCCTACGCTCTGAACGGAAAGAAAAACCCTTCGCGTGGTAACCGTGACTTTGAAGACAATATTCCGGTAGGTACAACTCTGATGCGCCTCGGAAGAGCCGCAGGCGAGAAAGAGGTTGAAACTGGTAGTTATTACTCTATGCCAGATAAGAGCTTCCAGTATTGTCAGCGATTTATCATGCAGGTTGAGGAGTCTCTTATCAACCGTATGAGTAAGACTCAGGTAAAATGGGACTTCACACGACAGGAAAAAATGGCTATGGACGATATGCGTTATGGCCAGGAGCGAAGTGGTCTTTTCGGTGTAAAAAGTATGTCGAATGGTGGCGAGAAAGTTGGTTTGACCTATACCATGGGCGGTATTTATTGGGAAGCAGGCAAAGACTTGCAGATTGGCCATTGGGCTGTCAAGAAAGATGAGAATGGTGAAATTGTAAAGGCAAAGGTAAAAGTACCTAAGCCAGATGGTTCCGATGGCGAAACTGTGGAGCAGGAAAAAACAGTATATGAGTATGTGATCAGCGAGAAGGAACTTTCTGCATTTATCGCTGCAGTATTGAAGGGTGCTGGTAACTCCAGCCGTACGAAACTTCTCTTCGTTGACAACTTGATCTATCAGGCATTTGCTAACCTTCGCTCTAACAAGCGTATCATTACCCAGACCGAAAAGGACTATCAGGGTTGGAAACTTGATTTTGAGAAGTTCGAGAGCATGGGTACAAAGATTCTGATTTATCGTCACGATGCTTTTAACTCCTGGGGTATGGATGGTAGAGCGTTCTTGCTGGATGCTCGTTATCTTGACAAATACGTATTCGGTGTATGGAGCAGAAACGAGTTTAATGCCAAGGACTTGCTGATTCGCAACACCGCAGGTGTGGTAATGGAGGAATATAGCTGCTGGGTACTGACCTTCCCTGATGCTCATGCGCGTGTAGCTCGACCAGTCTTCACTGGTGATGGCGTTACAGATGAGCAGATTCTGGAGGCAGCGTAATCATAGTATAGGAAACTGATAGTTTTCTACATATATCAATCTAGGGGATAGTTGAGGCTAATGCAGCCTCGCTATCCCTTCACCATAAACACAAATAGATATGTATAGATTTGTAGCAAACAGTATGCTCATCTTTGTGGTGACTCTGCCTAGCGGACTTATCAAGAGCGTGGAGTTTGAACGGTGCAGTAACAATGCTTATTCTTATTTTACTGACAATAAACAGGTGGCAGACTGCATCAGAAAGCATCCGTTAACGAAGGCTGGGCGTATCATCGATGAGAGTCAGCCCGAAGAGGTGCAGCTGCAGAAACATGAAGAAGAGCATGTGACGAACGAGAACGCCCTTCACTTCGAGAATATCACCAAGGCTAAGAACTATCTCCAGAAGACGTATAAGGTAGATGTAAGGAAACTGAAATCACCTGAGCGTGTGAAGGAGAAGGCTAAAGAGCTGGGTGTGGTGATTGAGTTTTAGTTTATAATTTTTAGTTAATAGGTTTCTTGCTTATGGAAGTTCTAATGAGTGACCTTGTGAAGGAAATGCGCATAGCCATGGACGAAGTGCTCCATGATGAGGTGAATGACATCATTACAGATGATTCGGACACGGAAATGAAGCAAGCCATTGAAACGGCAGCACAACAGATTCTGCTGCAAGCACCGGCACAGATGATTCTCCCCAAAAGGGTGGAAGTTTCGCTGAACGAAAGCGGCAAGCAGGATTATGATGCCATCCAAACACAGTTTACAGATGGTCATGGATGCCTGACAATTCCTGAAGACTGGCTGAGACTGGTAGAGTTGAGGCTACGAAGTTGGCAAAGCACGCTGACTATGCTGATGGAACCGGGCAGCAAGGAGGCTCAGATGCAAGCCTCCCGGTGGACCAGGGGAACGCCCCAGAAGCCAAAGGGCATGATTACCACATCGCCAACTACAGGAAAGCGTGTGCTGATGTACTGGACTGCCGGAAGGTATGATGCCAACCATGCACCTGTTGGAGCTGTATATGATCATGAGGTTGAACTGTTCACGTATATCCCTTATCAAAAGTTAGAGAATGTGTATTCTACTGATGCTGGGCATGAAAAGGAAGTGACCGACCAGAAGATCATCCTTTCCCTGACAGATGAATGCAAGAAATATCTTATCTATCGTGCCATCAGCATCTTCCTGGTAAGTAAGAAGGAAAGCGAGTTGGCAGAAAAGTATAACCAATTATCTCAAATATAATATTTTATGGCTAACGATATTAATAAAGAAGATCCTCATTACAAGGGAGATTATGGCAGCATCTATGAGGTGAACCGAAAGTTCCCTACTGGTGGTGTGGCCGGTGACTTTGTGGTGATAGAAGGCTGGGCGCATTACTGGAATGCAGACAGAGGAACTTGGTGTGTAAATGCCGAGAGGGATAGCTATTGGGACGAGTTGATAACGAATATCATAGAAAAGTTTAAGCTCGTAAGAGGTGCTACGTATATGGGCGTGGCTAGTCTTGACACTGTGCCAGCTAAGGCTATCGGTGCCAAGATGTATTATTTTGCGACCGTAGCTGGTACGTATAAAAACTTTGATAATCTCGTTGTTCCTCAGGGTATCAATGTGCTCTATTCTGAGAATGGCAGCAGCTGGGTAAACTCTACTTTGCTGGAAGTGTCCCAGGAATTGGGCGTGAGCACCCAGAAGGTTGTTAGCCAGAAGACCTTGAATGATGCTTTGAATCTTAAGGCTAATCAGAGTTATGTGAATGAGGCATTGGCTAAGAAGGCAGACAATAAGCGTGTTGATGACGAGCTTGCTAAGAAGTTCGACAAGGCGAGTGTTGTCCAAGAGTTCGGTGATTCAGAGGATAAAGTAGTCTCCCAGTTTGCCCTTCCATTCCGTGAAATTGAGTCTCCAGAGTTCATCAAGGCAATAGTAGATACAGAAGGCCACTTCTTGTTTGGAATCCAGCTTGATGGTTCCATTGAGTGGAGCAAGGGTATTCCTGCACCAATCAGAGCCAAGTTGCAAGAGATTATCAACCAGTGTCAGCAGGATAAGACAGATATTCTTGAAGCTATAAATACTGCCAAGAAAGAGTTGTCTGAAAGCATCGCAGCATTGCAGGAAGGTAAGGTAGACAAAGAAGAAGGCAAGTCTCTCATTGAAGATGAAGTAAAAGAGTGTTTTAGGGTAATAGAGAATGAGGAGTTTATCAAGGCTATAGTGGATACTGAGGATAGAGTTCTCTTTGGTATCTATAGAGATACTGGTAAGCCTTACTATCCTCAAAATGATATGTATCACATATCTCAAAGCGAGGAGTTCCTTTGGGTTATTCTTGATGCTGCAAATCATCCTCTTCTTGGTATTCAGCATGATGGTACTTGTTGGGCAGCTAAGGCTCAGTGGCTTGATGATATTAAGGCTATCAAGGAAGTTCTTAAAACTTTCCAGCCAAAGGAAGACGGTAAGGGATTAATAAACATTGATGTAGCTGACAGCTTCTTCTATATCTCCAACGATGAGTATATCATTGCAGTAGTAGATGCAGAAAACAGAATCCTTGCAGGAATCAAATATGATGGAGAGCCATACTTCCCTAACCATGAAATGTACTCTGTAATAACCAATGAAGAATG